TAAGCGCAAGCGACGCAAATTCAATTGCCGTTTATGGCAATCTAGCGCAAATAATCACAACAACATTGCATGACGCAACTGACGCGACGGCGCAAGCAAATTTCTATTTGTCGTTACGCGCCCAGCCGCAACCCATTTTCAAATCAATCACGTTCGACCTGACAAACCCTGAAATTGACGACGCAGACCGTGACGACCTTTTGAATGTTTTTATGGGTGAGGCAATCGCCCTGACCAATTTGCCGTTGAACATGAATTCGGGCACTTTTCAGGGATTCGTCGAAGGCTGGTCATTTAATGCCAGTTATAACCAACTTTCGGTCACGTTGTTGCTTTCGCCACTAGCTTACTCATTGCAGGCAATGCGCTGGAATGACGTACCAATAACAGAAAAATGGAACACCGTGTCGCCGACATTGACGTGGGAGTATGCCACAATAGTGGCGTAGAAAAGGAGAAAAAATGGCAAATCCAACAAGCAATTATGGGTGGGTTTTACCAACGTCCACAGATTTGGTGACGGACTTACCAGCCGACTTCGACGTCGCGTTGCAAGGTGTTGACAATACGACTAAAGCACTTAACCCTGAAACGACATTGGGTGACATTGCTTATCGTTCAGCAACGGCAAACACCAACACACGTTTGCCAATTGGCACAAATGGACAAGTTTTAGGCGTTTCGGGTGGCGTGCCAGCATGGGTCACGTCGGCAGATCAAACACCGCTGACAACTAAGGGCGATCTATTCACGTTCACAACGGTGGACGCAAGAATTGGCGTTGGCGCAAATGACACAGTGCTTACAGCAGATTCAGCCCAAGCAACTGGATTGAAATGGGCAGCACCAACCCCCGTTGCTCGAAATTGGTCATTGCTCAATTCAGGAGGAACGGCGTTAACGGGTGCAACGACAGTTACAGTTTCAGGAATTTCTGGAAAAGATAACATTCTAATTATGGTCAAGGCAGCAGGAAACACAACAGGAAGTACTCAGTTTAAGTTTAGATTTAATGCAGATACAGGCAGCAATTATTATTATACTGGAAATCTTATTGTTGGTGGCTCAACTTATGACCCACAGAATTTCAAGTCTCTTGAAATGGACGCCCGAGACGGTATCACATACGGTGCTTCTTCAAGTGATACATCTTCAAAAACTAATGGATTTTGTTTTATAACTGGTGCTAATAGTGCAGGTGTAAAGGCTTTTCAGGTTTCAGGCGGCGGTACGCCACCTGCTGCATCAAGTGCTCAATGGCTTACAAATGTTGGCGGATACTATAATTCTGCAACTACAATTAGTTCTATCAGTGTTGTTACAAGTGGGTCAAATTTTAATGCTGGCACAGTATTCGTTTACACGAGCGCATAAGGAAATCAAATGAAAATAACTGAAAAAGAATTTAATGTCATTACAGGCGAAGAAACAATGATTGAACGTGATGAAACGCCTGTTGAAAAACAATTTAGGCTTGACCATGAGGCAGAAATAGCGGCCGCACAATTACAAGCCGAAGCAAAAGCAACTGCACGTCAGGCAGTTTTGGACAAACTAGGCTTGACCGCTGAAGAAATTGCAGCATTGCTTCCATGACTTATCCGCAAGGTACAAACGCCAGGTTGATCGAAGTCGCCGCAGCTGAAATTGGCACGGTCGAAGAAGGCGACAACCTGACCAAATACGGCAAATTTACAAAGGCAGACGGTTTGCCCTGGTGCGGAAGTTTCGTTAATTGGGTTTGCCATACGGCAGGCGTAAAGATTCATTCAGTTGTTGGCACGGCGCAAGGCGCACACAAATTCAAAGAAATTCAACGTTGGTCAAACATGCCGCAATTAGGTTATTTGGCGTTCATGGATTTTCCACATGACGGCGTTGACAGGATTTCACACATTGGGATTGTTGTGGGTTTGATTGACGACAAAACCTGCGTGACGATTGAAGGCAACACCAGCGGGACGGGCGATCAACGCAACGGTGGAATGGTCATGGTTAAGGTTCGCAAAATCGGGACTGAAATTGTTGGGTTTGGAATTCCAAAGTTTGTTCCATACAGGGGCGAATTCCCAACAGTAGAAACACCAAAATCGGGAGTAAAACCGACAAAGGAGAAAACAAAATGGACAAAGCCAAAGCCTTAGCAGCCTCATGGGCTAGAAGTTTCATGGCAGCCGCGCTTGCGTTATACCTTGCAGGCGTACAAGACCCAAAGACCCTTGCAATGGCAGGCGTCGCAGCGGTAGCACCAGTAATTTTGCGCTGGTTAAATCCAAATGACAAAAGTTTCGGGTTAACGGGGAAGTGACTCGGAAACTTGCGGCGGTGGTAATAGTCCTTACGTGCGGACTATTGCTCACCGCTTGCGGGTATCAGGGTTGGACACGTTATGAGTGTCAAGAATGGGAATTCTGGAATGAACCGAAATGCCAAAAACCACAATGCGTCCCCACTGGAACATGCACTGACGACATTCTTGGCATTAAAACGGGAAGTACCAGCACGACGCAAAACCCCTGAGGAAGTCCACGCCCAACTTATTTTGATTATTGGGTCAACCCTTGCAGCCGTTTTTTTAATTGTGACGCTAGGCATAACGTACGCGCTCATTTTCGTCACGCAGCCAATTGGCAGTCAAGCACCCAACGACGCAGCGTTTATTGATCTATTGAAGACCCTAGCAATTTTCTTGACTGGTTCATTGGGTGGCGTACTCGCTGGAAATGGACTGAAATCTAAGCCAAAGCCTTCAGACACGCCGACAAACACGCAAGGTTCTTGACGGCGCGTTGATCATGCTTCACCCTATGTCTAGGTGGTAGTCGTTACCGCCTAGATTCGGGAGAAATCAAAATGGTACTTGATCTACTAGACCCAGCAACATTGGGTCGTTTGAGCATGCTGGCAATCTTGCTGATCATGTCAGCTGCGGTTGGATACGCCAAAGGCTTTAAAGACGGTAAGCGCGAAGGCATTGCACGCCGTAAAGCAATCACACGCCACATTGCAAATAAGGCGGTAAAGTAATGGGATTCCTAGACAATTATGAAGCAAGCCGCGAACGCTTAGAGCGTTGGTTGAAAAATTACCCATTGGGCAGGATTGAAACCCGCATTGTGGAATTTAGTGCTGAGAAGGGCTACGTTCTCGTTGAGGCAAAAGCCTTTCGCAATTATGACGACGTGTTGCCAGCGGGCATTGATTATGCCCACGGCTACGTTGGCGCGTATCAGCAAAACATGAAACGTTGGTTTGTTGAGGATACGGTCACCAGCGCAATTATGCGGGTGCAACAATTGGTCATGGGTGGGGCTGAACGCACGGTGCGGGAAGTCATGGAACAAATCGAAAACACACCAGTTAAAATTGCTAACGCTGAAAAGGATTATGATTATTGGACGACCAAATTTGGCGACGTCCCAAGTCACAAAACCGCTGAAGCCGCTGAGCAGGCTGGAATTCCGTCATTGGGGTCGTCAATGGACGAAATCAAAAAACAACTAGGCGGCGAATTGGTTGCTGAAGCACCGCAATGCCGTCATGGTCACCGCATTTTTCGCACTGGGACAAGTGCCAAAACGGGCAAAGATTGGGCAAATTACTCATGCGTTGGACGCAAGCCTGACCAGTGTGAACCCGTTTGGCTAGTTTTCACGTCAGACGGAACATGGAAACCACAAATCTAATGAGCGATTACATTGAACTAATCAATCCGCAAACACGCGTTTGCAAACTATTGCAAAACGGTGAAGTCATAGCCGAATACAAAATGGAACAATGCGACAAATGCTCAATGCTGGCAAAGGTCGACGAATTCGGTTACCAGCGCGGGCAACGCGGCGAAAAACTATTGTGGTTTTGCGGTGGTTGCAGGTGAAAATGCAGCTGACACGGGCTGAAGAAATTGAGTGCTTAAAGGCTGCAATTCAGTTTTCAATCGACGGTGACAATCAGGTTAATCACGCTGCACGATACAACACCGAAATCGGGTTTTTTGAATTCATTGCTGAATGGGCTGAAACTATTGGCAGTGAATGGGTTGTTGCCAAATACCTGGGTGTTGCTTATGACCCACATGAGCCAAAATACAAAGTCAAAGCCGACGTGGGCAATAACATTGAAGTCAAGTGGACGAAATACGTTGCAGGGCAGTTGATCGTCCACGAATACGACCGCACAACAGACATTGCGGTGCTGGTAACTGGCAAATCACCGCATTACTTCATTGCTGGGTGGATTCCCGTAGCAATAGCCAAAAAACCGCGTTATCGCCATTCAAAGCAACCAAACTGGTGGGTCACGCAAATCAATCTGCAACCAATAGAGAATTTGAGGAAATCCACTTATGGACAGACTGCAATTTGAATGTCGAATGTGTAAAAAGGTAACAACGCAGCTGATTGTGCGAATCACGGATTTATTGCCACCAGGGGTGGAAACGCTGCAATGCACGATTTGCAGTTGCATGACAGTTGCGCAGATTGGAACATCAAATGCCAGTCTATGAATTTAAATGCCAGGTGTGCCAAATCAGTGTTGAAGTGGATAGATCAATCCATGAGGAACGAGAGCCGATTTGCTGCGGGGCAAACATGAGTCGGGTCTACTCAACTTTCGGCATTTCGTTTAAAGGTGAAGGCTGGGGTCACCAATGAAAAGTTATCCACAGAAGTTATCCACACGTGCAAAAACCCTGTGGGACACGCCCAACGCCATGCGTAAGTTATTCATTCACTTGACAGGCGCGATACGATTTCTTCGCGAGAAGCGAACCGCCTGTGCGGTTAGTTCGCTGAAGCGCAGAAAGCGTTATGGGGCGGGTATTGCCATTTTGGCGGTTACTTCGACAGGGCTGATACACAACGCCAATGCAGCTAATTACTCAATTGACCATTTAAAACTGTATTCACATTCAAGGCTATTGGACTATAAAGAATTCCAGTGCTTCAATAAGATCATCACTAAGGAATCACGGTGGTCATACACTGCACGCAATGGCAGTCATTACGGATTGGGTCAAATGCGATCTACTCACTATCGTGACCTTGACCCATTTAGACAGATTGACCAGACAATCAAATACATAACAAAGCGTTATCAAACACCATGCAAGGCGTGGGCCTTTCATCAACAAAGGAATTATTACTAATGGCAAGCGCATTGAAGGACAATGGCTCAACATCACAGTGGCGCAAAATCAGACGCAGGATTCTTGAACGTGACGCCTACACATGCCAGCAATGCGGAATGGACGGCAACACGGTTGACCACATAGTCCCTAGAAGCATGCAGGGCACTGATGATGACTGGAATTTGCAATGCTTATGCAACGCCTGTAATGCCTCAAAAGGGGGCATAAATAGGGCTTCCAGGGATACTTCAGGAAATGCCCTACAGGGGGGGTTTTTTAATACATCTAGGACAC